GAAGCCTATGATGTGTTTGATGAAGAGCAAATGGCTTGTGGGGCAGTGATTAGTTGTGCATAGGGATAGTGTGAAGAAAGAGAGTACATTATCTATCACTAGGCTAATGATATCAAGGGTTAAGCATATTTGGCGGCGCTGGTTATGCACGAATAGATTTTGAGCAGGAATGATTAATATTGATATGATTGCGGTGTTTAATTGTGCATAAGTGAGGATAGTTTGATAGGCGTTTAAACGATGTTTAAAGAATGATTAAGGGCAGCCGTGATGGTTGCCCTTTTTTGTGGGCGTTATTTAGAGATTAGGTTGGCGCTCAGTATTGACGCGGAAAGGTGTTGAGAGGGCGTATGTAGTGTTTACGCTAAAACCTTGGTATTGCTCAACCCACTTCGCTACTCCTACTAAACCTAGATGTTTAAGTAGAGCAACATGCGTTGTAGGCTTTATATCAATACTGCTAATAATGAAGCCCTCTGATTCTTTAGCCTTTAATATCGTGGCATCTAGCTGCTCAATGATTGACTCTGACATAGTAGGCCCCTTGTTATGTATGGGCTAAGTATAGCACTGCAATCTGGCACCGTCATCAATGTCGGTACCAGAAGCGCTAGTCAGGCAGGTCATAGCTTGCATGGATGACTTGGCCGCAGATTTCGATGTTTGTGGCTTCCATGTCGGCCTTTGTGATGTCTAGCGGATCATAGAACTTGTTGTCGCTGATGAGCCTGAGTCCGCCGCCAATGAGCCACTGGATGCGCTTGACGTAATGCCTATCCTCTATACGGATGACGTAGACCTTGCCGTCTAAGGGCTGGGTGTGCTCGCGGTTAATCACGACCACTGCGCTCTCTGGGATGGTGGGCGTCATTGAATCGCCTTTGGTGAACAGTGCTGCTAATGACTTGGCATTAAGACCGCGAGCCATTAACCAGTGCTTGCGAAATGCGAGATGCTTGGTGGCTGTGGCTTCACCTAGACAAACCGCGCCATTACCAGCACTGACTTCTATGTCATACGCTGGGATGTAGGCATATTCGTCATCGGGTTTATCAACAGTATAGTTCGCTTTTGAAGAGCCAGCCTTTGAATCATTTTCATCGCCGAATATTAAATACTGAGGGGTTACACCGTATTCCCTTGCCAGCTTTCCTATGGTCTCAATAGAGGCTTCCCTACTACCAGTTTCCCACTGTTGTAAGGTTGTAGTGCCAACATCAGCATAATTCGCAGCCTTCTGTCTAGAATACATACAATCTTCTCTAGCAATCCTTAAGCGTTCGCCAATTTCCACTCTATTCATGATACTTCCTCAGTAGTAAATCTCTTTACAGTTAAAAGACCGTAAACAGTAAAAAGATAAACTTTTTAATTTACTTTTTACTGTTAATTTAATCCTATATTTATCAACTACTTACTCCTATAGTGTTATATTTCCTCTATAATTTAACCGTAAAGTGTATTTATACTGTTTACAGTTAAACTCTTTACGGTTATACTGGTCGCATACAGTCACTAAAAGAGGTAAGCGAATGCACACAAAAGAAGTTAAAAAAGAAGCGCCTAAAGATTGGCATAAAGCCTTCATAAGCGCTGCTCTAAAAGAAAAAGGTACTAATTTATCAGCACTGGCTGAGGCAAACAATTATTCCCGTAACGGTTTGCGCAATGCTTTGTATCGTCCATATCCCAAGGCTGAAAAGATAATAGCCAAGGCTCTTAATGTTGAGCCTGAAGATATATGGCCTAGTCGCTATGGTTTGTAAGGAAGTCTGTAATGCAAGTATTAGATTGGTATACAGCCCAGCAAATAGCTGACTCCGACTTGAGTAGTTTACCAAATACTAAAGCTGGTGTCATTAATCGGGCAAAAAAAGAATTGTGGGTTAACCGTAAACGGTCAGGTCGTGGCGGTGGTAAAGAATATTCATTTAAAGATTTGCCTGCTGACGCACAAGCAGAGATTAAAGCAAAGGCTTACAAGGCTTTGATGCCGAAGCAGTCCCCAAAGGCGCAACGTGATATCGCGGTGATGTCTAATCGCAATATCGACACGCTAGACAGCGACCAACGCGCCACTGCTGATGCTCGTCTGCGTATGACTTTGCTGGTCGGTCAATACGAAGCGTCAGCTGGTGGCCGTACTGCTGCTATCAAGCTGGTGTCTGAGATGAGCCGCGATGACGCATTGCCTGTCGATGAAACCACGGACTATAACGCTGTGTGTGCTACTGCACTGGCGAAGAGTCGCGGTAAAGCGGGTGTCGGTGTGCGCCGGTTGCACCAATGGTGTATCGATGCGGACAAATGCGAGACGCCTACCGAACGCTTGGCAGCACTTGCGCCACAAAAGCAAGGGCAACCAATTATTAAACCGACACGTATGGAATGGCTGCCTGATTTTATGGCGGTGTATCGCAATACCAACGGGCTGAGTATGGCTGAAGCGTATCGCACCTTTGAGCTGTCATATGGCGCAAAGCATGGCGCGGACGCAGTCCCCCACTATGACGCGGTACGACGCGCAATGGATAAGATGCCGAAATATGTGCGCGAATGCGGCCGCTTAACTGGCGCCAGTATGAAGGCGCTTAAGACTTATGTGAAGCGCGACTGGTCAACGCTGGTCAATAACGACATTTGGACGGGTGATGGTCACAGCTTGAAGATGAAAGTGCGCCACCCTGACCACGGACAGCCGTTCACGCCTGAGCTGACTTTGATAATGGACACCGCTAGTCGCTATATCGTTGGCTGGTCGATGGCTTACTCAGAAAATCAGTTGGCTGTTGGTGATGCGCTGCGTTATGCGATGACTCGCCACGGTATCCCTGCGATTTACTACTCGGATAATGGTAGCGGTCAGAAGAATAAGACGTTTGATACAGATGTCATCGGTGTGTTTGCGCGTCTTGGTGTGCATCACGAGACTGGCATACCAGGGAATCCGCAGGGTCGCGGCATCATTGAAAGGGTTATGAAGACGGTCGCTCAGAAAATCGCGCGTCAGTTTGAAACGTATCACGGCCCGAATGTCGATAGCGATACGCATCGCAAGATTAGCACTGCAACGGCAAGCCTTGCCAAAGCGGAGTCTGAAGGTCGCGAAGTGCTGACGCCAAAGCAAGCTTGGGCAAAAGGCAAGCTGCCTGACTGGAACCAATTACTCGATGTGACTGAGGCTGTCATCAGCTGGTACAACAACGAGCATCCGCACACAGCTATCGGCAACGTGACCCCAGCAGCGATGCGCCAGCATATCTTTAACGGTATGGATGCGGCCGACATTATCCCGCTGACTGAGGTTGAAGCTCGCGATATGTTCCGCCCTGTGGTCACTCGCAAGGTGCAACGCGCTTGGCTCACGGTCTATAACAATGAGTACTGGCATCAGGCGCTTGAGCCGTGGGATGGCAAAGAGGTTGATATCTTTATCGATCAGCACGATGCCGCGACGGTCATCATACGCGCTAAAGATGGTAGCTATATCTGCGATGCGATTCTGGATGGCAATAAACGTTTGGCATTCCCTGAAACGCTGGTCGAACGCACCAAGCGTCAACGTGCTGAAACTCGTATCAAGAAACTGGATGAGAAAAGAGCACAGGCAATCGCTGAGACACGTCCAACGCTGGAGCACGAAAAGGCGCAGACGCTCAATGAGCTGCTGATGCCAACCACCGTGACACCAGTCGCTAAAAAAGAATATGCGATGTTTGAGATCGACTTAGATACCGCTAATAAAAAACAAGCTAAATAAGGAATAGGTATGAGTATTGAGACAGTTATTGAGCCGTTGTGTATGGCTGACACTTTGATAGTTAAGGTTGCGCATAAGCAGCGCCGCTCAGTCAGCATGAACTTTAAGACAGGTAGCTCGCGCTCAAAGTTACACGATGTTTTTGAATTTATATATGAAGCAGATGGACGCGAGGAAAGCGTGCAAATACCTAAGCGCCTTTATAACGCATTAGTCGCTTTTCAAAACCCACAATAATAAATAAGGATATCAAATATGAGCATTGAATTATTAAAGCAGCACATTGAAGCCACAACCCTTAGCCAGTCACAAGTCGCCGCGCAGTTGGGCAAATCTCCTGCAACGATTAACCAGTACCTGCAAGGCAAGTACAAAGGCGATGTCGAAAGCATCAATAAGGCGGTCACTGAGTTGGTTGAGCGTCACAAAAGCAAGTCAACTGATCTGTCTAATGCTTTTATCGAAACGCCAATGGCACACCGCACAATGCAGAGCTGTATGTTTGCCCACGCTATGAACGATATGCAGCTCATCATCGGTGAAGCAGGACTGGGCAAGACGATGGCACTAAAAGAGTATGCCGCCCGCAATAGCAACGTGGTGATGCTGGAAGTTGATCCGACGTTTAGCTCTAAAGTCCTACTGGCTGAAATCTGTAATGCCCTAGGCGTAACGGCTGGACGCAACAACAACGCGATGATGACAGCGGTGATTGAGAAGTTAAAAGGCTCTGACCGCTTACTTATCATCGATGAAGCGGAGCTGCTGACACTGAACTCGCTTGAGATACTGCGCCGCATCCATGACAAGGCTGGCATCGGTATTGTCTTGGCTGGTATGCCGCGCCTACGTGCCAATCTGCGCGGTGCGCGTGGACAGTATAAGCAAATCTATAGCCGTATCGGCATGGTGCATGACCTCAAGATGCGTCTGCCTGTCGAAGACATCGCAATGTTTTGTGAGTCGGCACTGGGTACAGCTGAATTTAACGAGACATTAAACAAGGTTTCAGGCGGCAATGCACGACGTTTAAACAAGCTGCTGCGCGGTATCAATCGTATGGCTGTACTGAATAAAGCGCCAGTCAATAAAGACATGATCGACCAGTTTGCCGACCGATTGATTGACTAAAAAGGAGTTTGAGATGTCGAAGTTAAGTAAAGAGCAGATTAAGCGCATAACAGATACCGCCTCTATGTTTGACGGTGTAAGGCTGATGTGTGATGGCTACAAGATTAGGCTGCAAGATCGGTTGATTGGACGGCAGGTACGAACACAGCTTTTTGTCAACGGTAGCATTCAAGGCAAGTGGTTTGTTCATCCTGAAGATCACGCTGAAATTAAGTTTTATAGAGAGCGGTTTATGTATATCAAGAAAAGCCCGTACAGCAAGAAGAAAGAAGCGATTGAGACCATACGTCACGCTGACTTTGCCAGTATCGGTCAAGCCTTGCGACACTTAAACACCGTCTGCGATAGCGTTGAGGTTATTGAGGAGAACGATTGTGAGTAAGCGAATTAATCCGTTTAAGAAACACTTTTGTTTTACCTGTCCTGTTTGCAATGAGGATTTGATTGTAGAGCCAGGAATGCCGCCTTCAGGTGCTATGGATTGCTATGTGGGTATGACGTATTGCTTGGAATGTATGACACGTCTTGAGCTGAATTATGAAAAGTCATCTAACAGTGTAATTGCAACGGTCAAGGAGTCAAAAAAGTGAACACTAAAAAAATCCTAATGGCAAAGATTCATATCGCCAAAAAAGACCTTGGCTTGGACGATGACACTTACCGCGATGTGCTGTGGCGCGTCACTGGTCAGCGTAGCTGCAAAGATATGACCATTGCCCAGCTGCAAGACGTGGTGAAAGACATGGAAAAGAGCGGATTTAAGCCAAAAGCTGCGCCAAAGCATGGCAAAAAGCCGTCAGTCGTCGGCAAGCGTGAGCCACTAATGGGCAAAATCCACGCCATGCTGACCGATATGGGGCTGCATTGGAACTACGCACACGGCATGGCGGACAGCATGTTTAAGATTAAGCGTCTGCAATGGCTCAATGACTCGCAACTGTACAAGCTGACGCAAGCCCTGAGCGTGCATCAGAAGCGTGAAGCTAAAAAAGCGGCCTCAAATGAACGCAAAAAAGCAGAACCTGAACGCAAATGAACGCAAACCTGTAATACAAGCGCGCAAATGAACGCAAATTGATGAACTTTTAATATTTTTGGGGATATAGATGAACGATCAAATGATAGATGCGCTAGTCGATGAGCTAAAGCCTGAGTTGCTGCCTGACATCATCGTCAATATCAGTGATTTGATTGGCTATAAAGCGACATTGAAGCTGGTTGAAGCGTTTGGCGGTATCAAGTTTGCAATGCCAAGCGGTCAACGCGAAAGCAAGTACTTTGATGCGCTTATCAACGCAGTCGGCAATGAAGCCGCGCTGACGCTCACGCAAAACTATGGCGGTGAGCTGATCTATATCCCCTGCTGCCATGCTGCGTTTATCCAATTGCGTAATACAGAATTTAGACAAGCAGTAACGCGGGCGGTGGCTGGCGGCGAGGTGCAAACAGCGGTGATACATCGTTTGGCCTCGCAATACGGCTTTACTGAGCGCTGGGCTTATAAGGTCTTGGCTGCCGAAGCTGCTATCTACCAGCTCGATTTATTTAACTGATTATTTAACTGATTTTAACGGATTTAATACGACTAAAAGGTGATGACAATGACGATGACAATGAAGAAAACCGATATGCAATCCGCTGCTGCCGACGCGCCAGTACTACCAACCCGTGACAACTACCGCCACGGCATAAACAAGCTGCGCGGGCAAATCGACTGCCCTGTACTTAGTGCGGATGAGCAAGCCATGGCTGATGATCTGCGTGAGTTTGACTGGTCTGCCCAGTCGGCTAGTTTAGCCGCGCAAACGCCCAAGCGTCCGACGGTCAGCGATTATCTCAAAAAGCAGTATCAAGCCAATATGCTCGCTCGTTATCCCAACTTTGAAGCGACGACTGAGAACGACATCGCCATGCTAAAGCACAAAATGGATCAGATGTTTGTCTTTAACACAGTCATTACTATGCTGCTGGGAATACTGCTGGTGCTTGGATTTTGGCTGATATTTTTGATGGCTTAATAAATAAGAGGATAAGGATAATGCTACTAAAAAATAATGTAAAACCTGAAAGCGACATCACTGCCGCTCAAGCGACGGCATGGTTAAAGAAAAACCCGCATCGCACAGCTGAGTGCATGACGGGCAAACTGGCACCAGACAGTGTTATTTGCAAACTGCGGCGCTCTACTAATAACGCTTGCGCCAAGCCGCATCCTGACACGCTTATGGATAGTGCAGGTCGCCGCATGAACCCAACCGCCGCTCGCTATACCAAAACAATACGTGCTATCGAGTCAAAGTTAAACGCTGCCAAAGTCATCACGCATGCTGACTTCGACGGTTATAGCACACCGATCATCGTCAAGATGGTCAAACAGCTACGCGATAAAGGCTGTGATGTGCTGACGCTCACCAGATTGAACAAAGCCGTCGGTTGGTGCCTTGCATCGACTGTACTAGACAACCAAGAAATTAACCAAAAAGGAAAATAACCATGAATAATCAAGATTTATTAAGAGAGCAAAACATCGCTAGCACCCCGCCACAGTTGACGCCAGTATCAGTAGATACGCCAACGTTAGAAGATGCTGCTGCTCGCACCTTTTATATGCAAAACGCCAAAGGCCATCTAATCCCTATTGATAAGGTCAAGCCTATCGACAAGTTGCGTGACGAAGTCGTGAAAGACATGATCGCTATCGCTGTCAAACAACGTGCTGATATGCGCCTCGCTAAAAACAAGCTGTTCGATGCGTTTAATGAGTTTGTCGCACTATCAGCGCAAGAGTATGACGTGCAAATGGGTGGTAAAAAAGGCAATACAACGTTGCTCAGCTATGACGGTCAGTACAAAGTACAAGTCGCTGTCTCTGAAAATATCGTCTTTGATGAGCGTCTGCAAGTCGCTAAGCAGCTCATTGATGAGTGTCTGACTGAATGGACGCAGGACAGCAACGACAATATCAAAGCCCTTATCAATCAAGCGTTTCAGGTCGATAAAGAAGGCAAAGTCTCAACTGGCCGTGTGCTTGCGCTACGTAGTCTGGATATCAACGATGCTAAATGGGATCGTGCGATGGATGCCATTAGTGATGCTATCCAGGTGACCGATACCAAAGAGTACATCCGCTTTTATGAGCGTGATGAGGCTGGTGCTTATCATCAAATCTCGCTTGATTTTAGTAATGTGTGAGGTGGGTATGTCTACTAAAAATGAACAACGCGCCGTTATCTTGAGCGCAGATGAACATGTTGCTGTTATGGCTGGTGATAAAACGCAACATAGAATTATATCTGCAAAGTCTCTTGATGAGTTGCTAGATGATGATATTGACTTTGTGATGTTTGATGACGAAGGTCGTAGGAATGTACATCTCTATAGCTGCCCTGTTGGAGAGTTTGGAGATCAGTTTGTTCCCTTGGGTGTAAAGGGTATGCACTCACTTGAAAGCTTGCCCTTGAAGATTACTGGTATACGGATTGAGAATTTACAAGATATATCTCATAAGGATGCAGTAGCTGAAGGAGTGCATCATTTTGAGATTTCTGCTCGACTGCGTGACCAAGAGTTGTCTGTTGCTCAAATCGTATTCTCTCGTCATTGGGACGTTGTTCATCCAGATAACGACTGGGACTCTAACCCAATGGTATTGGTCATTGAATTTGAAAAGGTAATAGCTGATGAGCATTAAAACCGTTATTTTTGCCAAAAATGGCAACGGTATCGATAGCATCAAAATCGATACAGCTCGCAGCATGATATATCAGGGTTGTCGTCAATTACCGCTCATATCAGGACTTAAATATCGATTTAAGGGTAAAAGTGGCAACCGTATCGAGTATGGGAGCAGTGACGGCTATGTCGAAATACAGGCTGATATCAAAACGATCAATTAAGGGGAATTGTGTGGAAGATAAAGAGCTAGACCTCGATGTGTACTGGCATGAACTAAAACGCCTTGGTACGGCGCATGGTGAAAACATCTGGGATAAAGAAGCTTGGTGTGAGCCGTTTTATGAGGGCAAAACCGCTGCTGATGCTTTTTATGAAGAGTTTCCAGAGCATAAAAAATAAGGCGGACATGATGAAAAGACAACAGCATGATCCAAACGCAGCGCCACGACGTATCAAAAGATACATCAAAGTGCTAAACAGCCGCCTCAATGAACACGGCATCATCGTCCGCTTTGAGCGTGAAACCCGTCATATCGTTATTTGTAGACCCGCTTCAAGACAAGGCGATTGCAGCGTTTACTTAAGCGAAGTCAGGTACAAAAAGCTGATGCAATTAAAAAACGCTGATTTGGCGGCGTATTTTAAAGCCTGGCATCGTGAAAAAACCATTCATCAACTATCAAAAACGACAAGGAAAGCATCATGAGACTAGAAGAGATTAGGGAAATAGCGAAGTTGCAGGACATGAATACATATCTAGTAAATATGGATAGTATCAATGACGATATCGAACTCATATTTGAGATGAAAGTTGATATGCCTTATCAGTACTGGATTGAAATGCACCAGTTTTATATGGGGCATGAACAAAGTCTTAGGGAGTGCGGCGGTGATGTTATAAGACGCGTCATCAAGTTTTATGGTCAAAGGATTATTGAGTATCTCGCGGATGGCAAGCCTTGGAGTACACGAGGCGTCAATCAGATGCTTGATGAGGTTGAAGGTTTGGTTGGCACTAAGTTTATCACTGTCAACGTTATTGAATTTGAATTCGATTATGAGATAGCAACCAATTATCAAATTAAATCAAAAGGATAAAACTATGAATAAGCAACAATTAATCAAAGACATGGCTACTAGCGCTGGCATCTCTCAAGTCGCCGCTAAGGCTGCCTTGCAATCGTTCCAAGATAACGTCATGTTCGCGCTCTCCGATGGTGAAGATGTCGTGCTAGTCAACTTCGGTACGTTTAAGACAAGTCAGCAGCCTGCGCGAATAGCACGTAATCCTGCCACTGGTGAAGCTGTCAAAGTTCCTGCCAAAAAGCGCGTGAGCTTTGTCGCGGGTAAGGGCTTAAAAGAGGCGGTTAACTTATAAGTTAACTAACCATTAAGCCGCATTTAAATCATCATAAAGGCTGGCATTGAGCCAGTCTTTTTTATAACCAAATTGGAGTAATACTATGTCAAAGGATCGCAGCATAAACGCCTTAAATGGCCATCTGCATGACCAGCTCGAACGCCTCTTAAATCCCGACTTAGAAGGTGAAGCTGTCGAAGTCGAAATCAAGCGTAGTAAAGTCATCACCAGTCTATCAGCACAAATCATCGATGGTGAGCGCGTCATCAACGAACGAGCCAGAATCATAGCAGAATATGCGCCAGAGCGATTGGTTGATACACTCATGCCAAAGGGGATCACCAATGCAGGGTCGTAACCATCGCGCCATCCCGTATTCAGATGCTGAACTCAACTGGATAGAAACCCATCAAGTCGGTATCAGTCGCAAAGACCTAGCGCTTAAGTTCAACGCCACATTCAAGCGTGAGCTTAGTGCGGATAATCTCGGCGGACTGTGCAAACGTAAAAAATGGGAAAATGGACTGAATAACGTCTTTACTGAATGTCAAGCGTCTTGGAATAAAGGCACTAAAGGTCTGACTGGTCGTAACAGAACGACGTTCAAAAAAGGTCAAGTGCCGCATAATCGTAAGCCGATTGGACATGAGTACAAAAACACGCAGGGCTATATCATGATTAAAGTCGCGGAGCCTCGCAAATTTGAGCTGAAGCATCGCCACGTTTGGCAGCTTGAGCATGGCCCTATACCAGCGCGGCATGTCATTCGGTTTTTGGATAACGACCGTACCAATTGCAGTCTTGATAATCTTATTTGTGTGCCGGTCGAAGTCAATGGTAAAGTTAATAGTCGTGACAAGCGCTTTGCAGATGATGTCGGTATCAATAAAGCGGTACTGCTGACTGAAACCCTCAACCATCATATAAAAAACAGATAACCAATGCACCCACCAAAACCCGCTATCAGTGCCCACTGACAGCGGGTTTTTTAATGCCTACCTGAACCGCATCATCTAACCGTATTGACCCTCTCTACTCATAATGGCCTTACATCAATTATTGATATGAGCGTGTTATGTCTGATCTAAATATCGTCGAAGAGCGTACGCAGTTTTTTGACTGGCTGCGCTATCAGCAACCCGAAAAATCACTGACTCAAGACAATGTCGATGCCGGTCATACACTGCTACTGAAATTTCGGACTGACGAGCTGCAAGAGCTGCTGATTCGCATTGGTCTTGCGCACCCGCCTGTACTGCTTATCCCAAATTCCAATCCGCCAAAAGTACAGCGCGATGACATCATTATCGCTGCTGACCGTATCAATGTGCCTGCGGCTCAAATCAAAGCGCTGTCTGATGTGGAGTCGCCCAAAGGTGGATTTAACCCTGATGGCACGCCCAAGATTTTATTTGAGCGTCATAAGTTTTATCAAGCATTGACCGAGCTTAACTGGATCACCAAGCGTGACGAAATGCGAGAAAAATACCCTGATATTTGCCATCCCAATCCAGGCTCATACAACACGCGACCGCAGTACGAAAAACTAGAAATCGCTGCAACGCTGAACTGGGATGCCGCGCATGAATCTGCATCGTGGGGCTTTGGTCAAGTTATGGGCTTTAACTGGAAGTCGCTCGGCTACGACTCTGTGCGTGATTTTGTCACGCTGATGTATGCATCAGAAGGCTGTCAGCTCGATGCGGTCTGTCGCTATATCAAGGTTAATAATCTAGATGATGAACTGCGCCGTAAAGACTGGGCTGGTTTTGCAAAAGGTTATAACGGTAAGAAATATCGCATCAATAAATATGATACCAAAATGGCGACGGCTCATACGCAAGCCAAAAAGAATGGGTGGTAAGTATGAATATTAAACCAGTAGAAAACTGGCAGCAAGGCTGGAAATGGCTTAGTAATTGGGCGTTTGTATTGGTGGTGTTTCTCGCTACGACACCATTGCCACCTGAGCTGCTCATGATGTTGCCCGAAGAAAACCAAAAGTATGTGATCGCTATCGTCGCATTCGCGGGGTTAATCCTGCGGTTTGTCAATCAATCAAAAAATAGGACATGGTCATGAGTCTTGAAGATATTGCAATACAGATCATAGATTTGACCGATGAGGACTTTGTGGCGATGGAGTCAGAATGCTTGAACCAAGCCAATTATCACCATCCGTTAAAGCCTGCAACCACCGCAAAAGTGCGCAAGTTGGGTCAACACAATATGAAGACCTTAAAACTGCTTAAAGAGCTGCAATTGCATATGGCTGAAGCCGAGAAAATGGAAGTCGAGCTATAACATGGACGATCTCATCGATAAAGCCAACAAACAAGCGCAGCTTAATCTTGATGCAGCATTGGCAGCAGCTCGTCTTAAGACGCAAGCACTGACTGCCAATGATGTCACGGACTGCATCGAGTGCGACAAGCCTATCGGTGAGCAGCGCAAGCAATATATGCCATCTGCCACTCGCTGCATCCCTTGTCAAAACGAGTATGAAGTATGGGAGCGTAGACAATGACTGACACGTTAATTATGTTTGCCCTCGCAACGGTAGTGACATTGGTATCCACCGTGTTTTGGCGTTGGGTCAGCTCTATCAGTCATACACAGGATAAAAATGGTGCTCAGATTGATGAAGTGGCCGCAGACGTTGCCAATCTCAAAGCCGAGGTATACCGCGACTATCAAAGTAAAACTGAGTCGCATCGTGACAATGCACAAATCATGGACATGCTGCGCGAGATTAAAGATAACGTCACGCGCTTGGGTGACAAAATGGACAAAAAGGCGGACAAGTAATATGCCAAATCAGCAACAGCATTTTAATAAGCAAGCCGCACCTGATGCCACTCAAGCACCTGATGAGGTCATGCAGCTACTGGGTGATATCAAAGCACAAAATCAGACGATGATGCAGCAGTTTGACACGCTAGAGACCAATATTAGCAAACGTGCCACGATGGCGGGAGCAATGGCCGGGGCTTTTACCGGCGGCGTTGGGGGTACTGTCGTCAGCGTCGGCATAGAGCTTATCAAAGCTAAGTTTGGGGGCTGAGATGGCGCATTCGCAAGCGACAAAAGATGATCTACGCAAAAAATATATCTTTGATGGCCTATCGCTAACAATGGCGGCTGTCACAACTGATGTCGGCTATGCAACCGCACAGCGCTGGAAAAACCAAGCAGCTGATGCAGGTGACGACTGGGACAAAGTCAAAGTTGCACACACTATGGCGGGTGGCGACTTAGAAGACATATCGCGGCAAATCTTGACCGACTTTATCATCCAGTTTAAAGCGACGATGGAGTCTATCAAAGCCGCTGATGATATCGGACCAGGACAGCGTGTTGAGATGCTGACCAGTCTGGCTGATGCCTACAATAAAACCGTCGCCTCAAGCCGTAAGCTGCTACCTGAGACCTCTAAATTAGCGGTGGCGCTGCAAGTACTGGAGCTGCTCGCAAAGTATATCCAAGAGCACAAGCCTGATCTGCTGATTGAGTTTATGGATGTGCTCGATCCGTTTGGTGATTTGATTGCTAAGGAATTGAAGTGACCGACTTTGAAACCAAGCTACTAGAGCGCTTAAAGACTATCGGTAACCAGCTGTCATGGATTGGCCTCTGGTTATTTATCATTTGCTAAAGACGTGTGCGGGATAATATGAAAAACAAAGAGTTTGCTGATCGTCTCAAGGATATTGCCCGTGCGCTGCAAGCGGACATCGATGCGCATTGCAATGACTGGGACAATGATCCTGCTGTCATTAAAGAGCGTGTCGCTAAAGTCAATGACACCGTCACAGGCTTTGAATACTTTGTCACGCATTACTTCCCACATTACCTGCGTAACCCAAGCCAATCGTATCTGCACCAGTATCTATTTGCTCGCTTACCGCAAATTCTATCGTCTGAGCGCTCAGAGCTTGATGCTCTGGCCGCGCCGCGTGGTGAGGCAAAATCCACCATCGTCACACGTCTATTTGCCTTGTACTGCGTCGTCACTGACCAAAAGAAATACATCGGCATCATCAGTGACAGCCTTGACCAATCTGCTGAGTTTTTGCAAGCCATCAAAACAGAGCTTGAGGTCAATCCGCGTATCAAGACTGACTTTCCAAAAGTACATGGTGCCGGTCGTATTTGGCAGTCGTATACCATCAATACCGCCAACAGCATCAAGATACAGTGTGCCGGCGCTCGCAAAAAAATGCGTGGTTGGGTTTACGGGGCATATCGTCCTGACCTTGTGCTGCTCGATGATTTGGAAAACGATGAGAACGTCGAAAGCCCTGACCAGCGTGACAAGCTAGAAAGATGGCTAAAGCGGACACCGCTGAAACTGGCAGCGGCTGGCGAAAAGATGGATGTGGTCTATATCGGTACCATCTTGCATCATGACAGCGTACTCAATCGCATCCTGAAGAATAAGGGCTGGACAACACGGGTATTCAAAGCACTGCTTGAGTGGCCCGATAACATGAAGCTGTGGGATGAATGGGAAGCTATTTACCACGACGAAGGCGAAGCGGCCGCCATTGCGTTTTATCACAAGCATAAGCGCAAGATGGACAAAGGCGCTGTGGTGTCGTGGGATGCACGCCCCATCCTTGAGCTGATGATTATCCGTGCGCGTGATGGTCATGGTAACTTTGACAGCGAGTTGCAGAACGACCCTGCGGCTGGCGAAGACTCACCCTTTAGTGATTCAATTAACTACTGGCGTGAGCTGCCTGCGGGACTGGTTTACTTTGCCGCGCTCGATCCGTCATTGGGGAAAAAAGGTGCTAAACGTAAGCGTGGCGACCCGTCAGCCATCATTATCGGTGGCTATGACCGACTGCACGGCAAGCTGTATATCGTACTGGCAGACATCCAAAGGCGCACCCCTGACAAGATCATATCAGACGTCATTCGCTACCAAAAAGAATATAACTGTCTTGGCTGGGCGGTTGAAGCCGTGCAGTTTCAAGAGTTTTTGCGCACTGAAATCGTTAAACGCTCTGCCGCTGCTGGTGTCCATGTGCCTGCTATTGCCGTCCATCCGCATAACGACAAGATATTACGTATTACTGCATTGCAGCCACACATGGAAAACGAGCTGCTGCTATTGCATCACAAGCAAAAGACGCTGATTGCACATTTTACCCATTTCCCCAAACACGAAAACGACGACGGCCCTGATGGGACTGAAATGGTCTGGAAGCTTGCGACCAGCTTTGCCCGTGCGAGTAATGCGCCAGTACAAGCGTATGATGTGCCCCAGCCAAGCCTGTACCACTATTAGCGATAAGGATAAATTATGTTTGGCATAAAACCCAAAAAGCAAAAGGTTGACCAAAAGACGCTTTATGTCGCTTTTGATACTGCGCTTGAAAGCAGCGACGCTGTCAGTGCCGACGTGCTACTACAAGAGACCGGCAAGACCCGCCAAGAGCTGCTCGATGCGGTCATGGCAGACGATGAGGTTATCAGCTGCCGCGAGGATATCGAAGGCGCTATCAGTGCTGCTGCGTGGCGAATTTGGGGCGAAGACGTCAATGAAGATGTGGTCAATCGGCTTTATCGCATCATACGCCGCTTGCATAATGACTTTGCCGCGCTTGCTATCCTTGCCAAGTTTAACGGTTATGCCGTCGCTGAATACGTGTTTAAAAAAGAGCCTGACGGATTTTTGACACTACACAGTTTATTGTCCAAAGACGGTGAGCTGGATAACTACACGCCCATGCGTGATGGCTCGATGCAGCTCAAAACCGAAGAAGATAGCATTGAGATCAATCAAATTATCAAGTACCTGGTGCTGACCAGCAAGGCCGTTCCCGCGCGCCCTGCTGGTGAGTTGATGATTGTCCGTGCCTATCCTGCCGTGGCGCTGCGTCGCCGTGAATGGGCGTATGCTGGGCAGTTTATCGCTCGCTACTCTCAGCCGTATGTCGTCGGCACACAAGGCGCTGATGGCGTCTTTGGCACAACGCTGGGTGACTTTACCAGTAAGATATTTAGTTTTATCAATGGTGGCGCTGCCGGTATCGGTAAAGACGACAAGATCGAGATGCACCAGCTGTCAGGTGACGGCTCAGCGTTTGAATTATTTGAGCGCCTTGCCAATAGACGTATCCAAAAGCTGCTATTAGGCCGCGTCAAGACCAGCGAGCTATCAGCAGGCAGTCGAGCGGCTCAAGAGACCGATGACGAGGCACGCCAAGACCGAGTGATGTCATATCTTGGGCTGATGACCCGTGGTATACAGCACGCCATCGATGCCATTATCGCGGTCAATCAAGCGTGGGGTCTACCGATTAATGCCCCGCAAGGCATTTGGTTTGAATATCCTATCGTCAAAAAATTCAGCAAAGATGAGGCAGAGATTGACGCGAAATACGTCAGCACGGGTCAAGTAAGGCTGACTAAACAGCGACTACTCAATGTCGGCTACGAAGAGTCTGAGTTTGAGATTATCGATAATGTGGTACCAGTTCCGACGCCCGTACCGACGACACAGCAAATCCTTGACCAGCTCTCACTGCAATATAAGCTCTCTCAGAATCTACCGACGATCATCACTGACCCTGCGACTGCCGACGATATCGAGCAAGAGCGCGGCTTGATGAAGTCCAAAGTTGAAGCGTTGCTATCATTGGTCAATGACTGCAAAGATTACAGCGAGTTTGAGCGCAAGCTGTCTGCTCTGCAACTGCCTGACGACGGCGTGGTAGCTGACTTAGCTGATTTGCTGACTGCAACGTTTGTCGATGCGCTCATCGATGATAAGGATAACAAAAATGCCTGATGCTTATACTGATGCCAACTTTGATATCTTGCCAAACTTAGAGGCAATCAAAGCCTTTAACACTAAGATGATCGGCTCAAGCTTTAGCTATCTGGATGTGCTCGCTCATGAGCACGCTGTCGCCTTTACCGTCGCAAAGATGATGGACATGGATATGCTGTCTGAAACCAAAGACGCTATCAGCGCGGCACTAGAAAATGGCACAGACTTTCGTGACTTTCAAAAACGCCTAAAACCTTACATGATGAGTAAAGGCTGGTGGGGCGAGCAAGTCATGAGTGACCCTATCGATGGCTCTATCCAAAAAGTACAGCTGGGCAGTACGCGCAGACTGCGCACGATATATCAGACCAATCTGCATACGGCATACGCGGCTGGGCAATGGGAACGTATCCAGCAGTCCAAAGACGCACTGCCATACTTGCAATATATGCCGTCACTAGCGACTCGTAAGCGCGACGATCACAAGCAGTACTACGGCATCATCAGACCTATCGACGACCCAATCTGGCAGCAGATACTACCGCCAAACGGATATGGCTGTCTGTGCTGGGTCAAGCAGCTGACACGCAAACAAGCGGAACGCGCTGGCGGTGTGACCGAAGATAAAGACGTCGAATATGAGGAAGTCGAAAACCCACGCACTGGTAAAAAGGAGCAAGTACCGACTGGCATCAGCTTAAGCTTTGCGAGTAATCACGCCAATCGGCTTGGCTCGCTACTGAATATCGCTGAAGAGAAGCACGGACGCGACTTTAGACAGCAGCTCATACCACAGCTCGCGGATTATATGCAGCGTCTGCTAGAAGCTGGACTGGTCGATATGATAAAAGATGATCCGAGGTTTGCAGCGTTGTTGCCAGAGTAATGCAGATGGTTTATATTGGACTGAATGATATGAGCTAAGAGGTGGTGATGAGTAATTTCGTATTCTACGGTCAAGGCATGGAGGCTGATGAAACTAACGACATAAAAGTCGCCCTTGATGGTGATTACATAGAGTTGCAGGATGATGGTTGTATATACGCACTAATACCGATAGAGAAATGGCAGAAGCTAAGAAGTGATATTGATGAGCGATTAGCGAAAGGGCTGCGTTAAAAAACATCGAACATATACCTCATAACTCCAGATTAAAGCCCAAACCTATCAAAATAGCCCGCTCATCGCAGTGGGCTTTTTTATGCCTGTCGTTTATGCGCCTGTGTCTATAACTTAGATAGCGTTTAACACCCGTTTAACGTCTCGACTACGCGCTTTTAACATCGCCATCACGTCATTACAGCAAATATTAAGCAAAACGGCTTAAATCGCAAATAACAGCCGTTTGTATTTTATGCCTAACTACCTGAACCGCATCATCTAACCATATTTAATGCCGCTCATCATAATGAGACTTTATCGACACTCTTTATTTTACGTTGTCGCGATTTTACTCATTAGCTGGACGTCATTATGCCAAAAGACCACAAAAAGCCAAATATCTATCTGCTCTCTGAAGTCAATGTCGCTGATGCCCCTGCTGATGCGGATAAGTCGTTGCCGCGCAAGTTCAGTGGTGTCGCCAACTCTGGCAAGCCATTTAATCACTATGGCGAGATGGTCGTCGTTGACTTAACGGACATCCAATACAAGTCAAACGTCCCTGCGCTATTGCTGCATGACCGTGCCCAACGTGCCGGATTTGGTACGCTCAGCGTCACAAATAATCAATTGCTCATCGATGGCACGTTGCTAGATAACCAGTTCGGCCGCGATGTCGCTGACGATTCGGATGCTGGATTCCCTTGGCAGATGTCTATTCATGTTAACGCTAATAGCATGACAGAGCTTGGGCAGAATGAAAAAGCAACCGTCAACGGTAGCGAGGTCACTGGCCCACTCGTTATCCTCAAAAATTGCAGCGTCTCCGAGGTATCGTTTACCCCTACTGGTGTAGATGACGAAACCTCTGCCATCGCTCTAGCAGATAGCGGAATACCTAACTCATCAACTCCTCAACCCAATACGCAAAAGGACACCACCATGACTCCTGAAGAAATCGCAGCACTACAAAAGCTTGCCGCTGACCAAGCTGAAGAGATTAAGACTCTTAAAGAAGAAAAAGCCGAGCTTGAGAAAGAAAAAGCCGAAGCAGAAGCCGAAGCAAAAGCCGCTGCTATCGATGCGCAATTATCACAAGCAGGCTTTACCAAAACTGAAGACGGCAAAGCATGGAACGGTGTCGGTACAGCGACGGTCAATATGCTGCTGTCTGCCAGTCCTGAAGATGCCAAAGCAATGATCGGTGATCTGCGTGCGCCAAATACGCAAGACAATGTGCCTGAGTATCTACTAGGTGAGCAGCACAAGCCCAGTAACGGTCAAGAGCGTCAGCTGTCTAGCAATCCGATGTTAGCCAATGCTGAAGCACGCGCCGCCGAGGCAAAAAACTATATCTAATTAACGCATGGCAGGCGCTGGCAAACGTCCAGCGTCTTTGATGGCTTAAACGATTAATCACTTAAACAACAAATTTATCGAACCCTATTTATCGAACCCTAGGAGCACCCCATGCCCAATGAACATTACGTCACGATTGGCGATATCTTAAAGTCCGAAGCGGATCGCAGCAATCGCATCGCTATCCCTGCCGCTGTCGGCACCAAGACTGGTGCGCTGGTCAAATATACCGAGCGCAACGAATATCTATTTGCGTTGACTGACGAAACCAACGGCGAAGTACTGGTACAACCGCATAACTGCACCGTGTTTTTGGGCAGTATTCCACAAGCCAATATCGACACGACGTTTACCGACGAAGAAGGTCTAGTGCCACTGACAGTCGCGACGCTAAAAACCCAAGGTGACTTGTACGGCATCAAGTATGTCGGCACGCCAATGGCTACTGTTTAAAAGCCTTTTAACGCAATACTAAAACTGATTTAACACCCATTTAACGCAAGTCTAAACCTAGGAATGATTATGCCTTTATCCAATGAAAGTCAGTATGGCGTCGTGCCAATGACCGAGGCAATTAACAAGTTGCCTGCCAATCCCACTATTATTCGCGAGCTTGGACTGTTCAAGCCGCAGTACGAAACCACAACCTCTGTCGCTGTCGAAGTGAAAAACGGCGTATTAACGCTAGTCAAAGCAGTGCCTCGCGGTACGCCTGGTGAGCCTGTAAAAACCAACCTTGGCAATCGTCAAAGCTTTGAGATGTTGCATCTGCCTAAGGATGATGTCGTCCGAGCTGATGATGTGCAAAACGTGCGCACCTTTGGCGGTGGCAACAAAGCGCAAACAGTCGCTGAAAAGGTCAACGACAAGCTTGCTGATATGAAGTCCGATATCGAATACACCCGTGAGCATTTAATGCTTGGTGCGTTATCAGGCAAGATTTTGAACGCTGACGGCGACCCTATTATCGATATCTATGAGCGCTTTGGGTTAACTCGCCAATCCATTAACTGGAACTTATCGGCTACCAATGGCAATGTTGGATCGATGATTGATAGCGCCGTGCGTAACTTAAGCAAAAAGCGTGGCGGTGAGCCAGTCAATGGCTGGATCGTGCTGTGCTCTCCAACGTTTATGGATGCGGTTATTTACCATAAGACCGTTACCGCTATCTATGAGCGTTACCAAGAAGGCTCTGCCTATCGTAGCGGCGATACGAGCGTCGGCTTTGAACATAAAAAATTGAAGTTTATTAACTACGATCATGTGTTTGAGTCTGGTCTACAAATCACAGAAGGCGAAGCGATTATTTTGCCAGCTGGTACTAAGAACACGTTTAAAGAGTTCTTTGCCCCTGCGGATAAATCGTCCACGGTCAACACCAAGGCATTAGCGTACTACGCGAGCCGTGAGCCATTGGGTCATGACAAAGGCTGGAGTCTTGAGGCGCAATCTAACCCATTGCCATTGTTGCTACGTCCTGAGCTGGTCGCTACGCTAAAAATGACCTAATCACTTAGCTTAAACCCCTTGGCTGGCAGTGCTGGTCAAGGATGTTTTACCCAAATAATTACACAAGGTAAAGACCATGAGTGATGATAAACCAAAAGTTAAAGGCTATCGCCAGCTGACAGACGCTGAGATTGATGCCATTAATAAAATTAAAGCAAAAGCTGAAGAAGTTGGCAACTTGGTTGAGCAGCTACAGATGTCTGGCGGCTTAGACCAACGCGCCATTAATATCGGCAAAACTGAGCTACAAACTGGCTTTATGTGGCTAACACGCGGTATTGCCCAGCCTGACAGTTTTTAGGACTGACCATGATTACATCACAAGATCTAATCGACCGCTTTGGTGAGACCGAAATAGCAAAGCTGACAGACAGAGTGAGTTATCAAGTGATTGATGCAGCTGTCGCGGCAACCGCTATCAAAGACGCGGAAGGCGAAGTCGCAGGGTATCTGCGTGCTGCTGGCTTAGTCAGCAAAGACGCTTTGGGTAATGTCGTTTATCGTAATGGCGCTGATCTACCCTCTGATTTAGCACTGCATACGTGCAATATTGCTCGCTACAACCTGTACGACAATGGCGTCACTGAAACGGTCGAAAAGCGCTATGACGATGCGATCAAGTGGCTCGATAAGGTCAAAAAAGACCCGACGATGCTCACTGGGCCTATCGCTGAGCAGCCAACGGCGAGCGGTGGTATCAGCGTCATACCAAATCCGGTACCGAATATTTACCAGGACTGATTATGCAAATCAATGTCGATAGTCAATTGCCAGAGCTGCGTGACAAGGTTGGCGAGATTTATCTCAAGCTGAATGGCGACTTAACACCGCTTATGCGTGGCGTCGCTGCCGTCATTGAAAACAGCAGCCGTGACAGATTCCGCACCAAGACCGCGCCTGACGGCAGTACATGGGCAGACCTCAAGCCATCTACTCTCAAAGCTAAAAAAGGTCGCGGTAGTAAGATGGTTGAATATGGCGACTTGATGCGCTCTATCACTAGCTACGCCAATAGCACGTCGGCAGTAGTCGGTACAGATAGACCGTACGCCAAATATCACCAAACTGGCACGAAGAATAGCGACGGCTCTGAACGTATGGAAGCCCGTCCGATATTTGGCATATCAGTCGATGACCGTACCGACGTGCTGGACTTAATGAACGACTTTATGGCAGGAGTAGTCAATGGCTAATGTACCGGCATGGAACGACAACGCCTTGGCGTGCTATCCATATGTGCTTGAGCGTTTACGGGAAGTATCGCAAGTTAAACGTGTGCTAGAAGCTGCTGACTTTGCAGCCATTAGCGGTGCTCAGCGTAAGCAAGTCCCGCTCGATGGTGCGGTCTATCTCATCTTGGACGGTTATACGCCAACCGCCAGCAATGGCAAAGGACGTGAGCAGCTGATTGAGATTGGCTTTAGTGTGATATTGACCAAGCAGCAATTTACGCCAAACCCTGCGTCGGATGATGTCGGCAAGACGCTGACCGCGCTATCAAAAGCGCTACAAGGTTTTGATCCAAGCGATGCGCAAGGCCGTGCGTTGGTGACTGATCCATTCGAGTCGCGTCCACCACTGCCGATCCAATACGAAGATGGCTTTGCTTTTTTCCCGCTGCGCTTCACTGCTGAAGTGGCCATTTTATCAGACAACTAACAAGGATTTATTATGTACGACTTCTTTCGCTACGTACCGCATTACAGCAAAATTGCACATAATTCGCGTAACAATACGCGCACTAAGTCTCAGCGCAAAAAGTAATACAACCCTAAGTTAATCAAACGTTAACCAAGCATTAAACGACATTTAAACGACAAGGAATACGATCATGGCACAACGAGGTAAGAAGTATAGCGGCGACTTGTACGCTCGCAAACACGGCACGATGGATGGCTTTATCTTAGTGGGTAATGTCACTGAGCTATCGACCAGTAAAGACTCTGACAGCGACCAACTGACCAGCACCGGTCGCGGTGAGTATGGCGAAGTCATCGAAAACGAAAGTATCCCTGGTCCCACTGAACTGGCTATCAAGTTTAATACTTTTGATAAGACGGCAATGGCGCGAGTCATGATGGGTGAAGCGATTGACCTATCGACCACGCCTGTTGTATTTGCGGATGAGCCTCTGACCGTCGGTCTGAATTGGCTAAAGCTTGCCCATCGTGATATCGATGAGACGCAGCTGGTATTGACTGATTCGACCGATATCGTTATTGATGCTAGTACTTACAAGGTCAACCCTCGCTTGGGCATGATTCAGTTTACGGCTGATAGCACGCTCGAGCCGGGCGCTGTTATTACGTATAGCGGCTCAACAGTTGGCTCAGCAGGCTATCAGATTGATGCAAACACGCTCACGTCTTTACCGCTTGAGATGTACTTGGATGGTAAAGACCGTATCTCTGGTCAAGATGGCATCTTGGACATGCCACACGCTGAATTGTCTAGTGATAGCGATATCAACTGGTTTAGCGACGACTGGTGGGAAGGTGGTTTATCAGGGCCGCTCATCAAAGACACAGGCAAGCCAACGATGCGCTTTACCGAGTACAAACTCGCGCCGTAAGTCTGATAGCTATATGAATTAAGCATTACCCAAAGAGCAGTAGACAAATTTTGTTTACTGCTCTTTTTTGGGTTATGATGCGATATTACTTTACCGATTATACTTTGAGGGCTGGGATTATGAAGGGTCAGAAGGGTTTTACTTTTATACATATATTAGGAATCGCTGTAGCTACAATCGTTCTTGCTATCTATATTTTTGCTGAAAAAAAACCGCTTGAAAAACCTCGAAGTGAGCAAGTGCAAGAGTTGTTTTTTGCTGATGGCTCTAATTATCAGTTAATCCAGTTAGTTAAAAAAAGCATGAATGATCCTGACTCATTTGAGCATGTTGAAACTAAATATGTGGATAACGGTAGCGGTGATGTCGTAATTTTTATGAAATTTCGAGGAAATAATGCTTTTGGCGCTAAAGTTTTAACTGAAGCAGTAGCTAATATTGATCCTGAGACAGAGATGATTACTAATTTAGTAACGAGGTAACTACCTGAACCGCATCATCTAACCACCAGCCGACCAAAGCACCACAATAACCCTATCATTTGATGGGGTTTTTTTGTGGCTCAGAACTTTGAAACAGAACTCTTAATAAAAGCTGGTGTCCAAGGGTTGGAGACCATCGCCAAGCTCGCTTCTGAAATCGAAGCTGCTGGACTAGATGTGTCTAAGCTCAGCGAAGAAGGTCTGGCACTCAATAAAACCTTTAACGAGATTGACCAAAAACAAGGGTTGATTGATTTATTTCGCAATCAAAAGCTAGCCGCTGTCGAGGCTTCAAAAGCCTGGCAAGACGCGCAAGAAAGCACCAAGACGCTCTCGCAAGAGTGGCAAGCTGCTGCGGTAAAAGCCGATGAGCTAAAAGCCGCAATGGAAGCCTCGGACGACGTCACCAAAGCGCAAAAAGATGAATACAAAGCCGCTGCCAAAGAAGTCGAAAACTATGCCAAGGCGCATGAGCAGTCTGTCATAGCTGCGGGCAAACTCAAAGACAAATACACCAATCTAAACGGCGAGCTAAGCGCGACCCGTCAAGCGATGGCAGATACTGGTCTGTCTACTACCGATCTCGCTGGTCAATCTGCCGAACTGTCAGCCCAAAGCGCCGCCGCGACTGAAGCCCTCGCAGAGCTGAATGCTGAAGCTGAAAGCCTGAGCGAAATCGCCAAAGCCAAAATTATCCTTGGTATCGAGACTGATGACGCGGCTCTAGCACAAATCGAAGAAATCAACCAAGCCTACGAGCTGCTACGCGATAGCGGCACATTGTCTAGCTCAGAGCTAGCGGCCGCAACTGAAATACACACACAGCGGGTGCAAGAGCTAGAAGACAGCCTATCTGATGCCACCGATGAAACGACCGACTTTGCAACCGAGCTTGGCAAGGTCACTGCTGCGGCTGGCGGATTGACTGTGGCCGTGCAGGCAGCAATGCAGTTCGAAGCAGCCATGGCTGGTGTCAAAAAGACCGTTGATGGCTCACCAGAGCAAATCCAAGCCTTATCTACCGAGATTAAGCAACTATCGATTGATCTAGGCTTAAGCAGCGAGGCAGTAGCAGACATCGCGGCACAAGGCGGTCAGCTTGGCGTACCTATCGAGCAGCTCGGCGAATTTACTGAAATGGCGGGCAAGATGTCAGTCGCTTTCGGTATCTCAGCCGATGAAGCCGCTGAGTCTGCGGCACAGCTTGCCAACGTCTTTGGCATATCAATGCAGGACGTAGAAGCGCTCGGCGACGCCATCAATACGCTAGGCAATAATACCGCTGCGACTGAGCCTGACATTATCAACTCAATGATCCGCATTGGTGGTACGTCTAAGCAGTTTGGACTGGCTGAAGAGCAAGCTGCTGCACTGTCAGCTGCTTTTATCGCTTTAGGCAAGACGCCAGAAGTCGCTGCTACTGCCGTCAATGGCTTGTTAACTAAGTTGCAAACCGCACAAGTACAAGGCAAAGGCTTCCAAGATGCGCTTGACGGCATCGGACTGTCATCTGAGCAATTAGCAAAAGACATCAATGCCAATCCACAAGAAGCATTATCCAATTTCTTGGAGACATTGAGTGAGCTTGACGACCAACAGCGTGCTATCGCTACGTTTAAGCTGTTTGGTCAAGAGTACTCTGATGATGTCAATCTATTGGTCGGTAGCTTGGACACCTATAACGCCGCGCTGGGTCTGACTGCGGACAAAAACAAAACTGCTGGCGCAATGCAGACTGAGTTTGAAGCGCAGATGTCTACATCAGCAGCCAGTGCTGCACGCGCTGAAGCATCGCTCATGGCATTAACTCAAACACTGGGTCAGCACTTACTACCTATCGTTAGCGCGACTGCTAGTGGTGTCGCAGGCGTTGCGGGTGCGATTAATAGCTTTGCCGAAAGCTTTCCGATGGTCACTAAGCTGCTGGTACTGGTTGCCGGTGCTCAAGTAGCAATGGTTGCTCTCAAGAGTACGATTGCTCTAGCGGGTGCTGCTGGTGTAACGGCGGGCGCTAGTATCAGTGCTGGTATGACAAGAGCGACAACCTCAATACTAGGTGCAAATGTCGCAGCTGGTAGCTTAGCGGCACGTATGACCAGTCTTAGTGGGCTATTCGCTGTGGCGGCCGGATGGACGATTGGTACAGCCATCGGCGATAGTATGTACGAAAACAGCTCAGCCGTACGCTCGTTTGGTGATGAGCTAGGCCGTGGCGTCGCTTATCTTGATGCGATTGTCACTGACCGCTCATTCGATGATGTGCGCAATAACTTTGAGACCAGCGCTGAGTCTGCTGCACGACTCGCTGAGACGCAAAAAAATGCTGTATCGGCAGCTGATGAATTAGTCATTGCTGAAGAAGCTGCTGCCAATGCTGCGCTAGAGCAAGCCGAAGCCAACCGCCAGTTGGTCAATGAAATATTGATTACTGAGGCAAACGTCAAGCAGATGACCAGCGCCCTCACTGAAATGGCAGTGAATGGCGAGGCAAATAGTACCGCTTATAAAAATCTATCTAACGATCTGACAGAAACAAAAACTCGCCTAGAAGCGATGCATCTGGAAGCCAAAGCAAACAATCTTGGCGAGCTGCTCAAGTCTGACCTAGATCAAGCATCTGAAGCCTTTAAAGCCTTAGGTCTGGACGCGCAAGAATTTGCAACCGGTCTGAGCAGCAAGACGACGACTGCGCTAGCAGCATTTAGCGAAGTCGCCAAGCTCGCGGGCAATGACACAACCATGCTTGCCCGAGCTTATAGCGCGACATCAGAGCAAGTCGGCAACAACGTACAAGTCCAAGCCATGCTTGAGAAGCAATTGCTTGCATCTGTCAACGGTAACAGTCAGTTGGCCGCCGAGGTCAAGCGCGTCGCCATCGAGCAACGTAACGCCAAAAGCGCAGCAGATGAGCAAGCTGCGGCACTGTCACGCCTTGGCATCAGTATGGATGCTGTCAATAACGCCATGAGTGCGTCAGGGCTTGAGATGGTTACCACGCTCAGAAGCGGTGTCGCGGCTATCAAAGAGCAAGCCACCAGTGCCGATGCTCTAAAAGTCGCGCTAACTCAAGCGCTAGATACATCGATAGCAGCTGCCAAGACCAAGGCCGACTTTGAAGCAATCAATCAAACGCTAAGAGATGCGGGTGTCGCAGGCAAAGTCAATGCTGACCAGATGAAGATACTACAAGCTGGTATGCAAGGCGGTGCAACTGCTGCCAAAACTGCTGCTGACGCGATTGCTGCACAAACCAACGCCTTATCTGCCAACACCTTAGCAAATACTTATAGCAGCAATGCTAGCAACGATAATGCAGATGCTAAAAAACGCCAAGCTGACGCGACCAACAAAGCCGCCGACGCGACCGAAAAAGCCACCCAAAACGAGAGCGCCAGCCTTGCATTTATGCAGCAAGTCACCGGCGCTATCAAGACCAAGATTAGCGCATTGGAATCAATGGGCGCAACCACAGAGCAGACGGATGCCGCTTGGTCGAAATTCATGGATAGCGTAGGGATATTTGAGGGTCGAAAGTTTTTAGGTATCCAAGACTTTACCAACAGTATGAAGCGCGTCGATGAGGTCGTTACCTCGCAAGTGAGTAGCTTTGAAAATGCTAAAAACCGTGCCGATGAGATGACGCAAGCCTTGAGTGGTAGCGCTGTCACTAGCCGAGACCTTACGGATGCTCAGCACGCACTACGCCAAGCCACCAATGCCAACGTCCAAGGTCTTATCCGCATGGATGAGCAAACGCTATCCGGCTTGCAAAACGCTATTGATGGCGCTCGCCAACGTATGCAAGGCCTCACTGATGACGCAAAAAATACCGCTGACCAGTTAGAGGCGACACTCGCCAAGCTCAAAGGCAACGATGATAAAGCGCGTGAGATTGAGCAAAACCGCAAACTTGCAGACTTAGAAGAAAAGCGCCGTGAAGCTCGTAGCCGAGGCAATCGTGAAGAAGAAGCCGAGCTAAATCGTGCCTTGGATCTACAAAAGCAAATCAACCGCGAAGAAGAAAAACGCGCGCGCGAACAGGCACGCGAAGAGCAACAACGTGAGCAAGCTGCTCAAAATAGACAGTCTTCTAGTAATAACTCTAGCGCTAGTAACTCTGGTAATGGCCGTAATGCCAATAACAGCAATAGCGGCAACAATCAAAGCGCATCAGACGTTGCCGCAATGTGGGATGAGCGCATTGAACGCGCCAAAAAAGAAGCCGCCAAGCAAGCGGTAGATGACTTTATGAAACAACTAAAAGACGAGGCTAAGAGACGCACATGAGCTGGCAACTAAAACGCAATGACAATCAAGCGACCCTCAGTCTACACAACCAGTACTGGTGGTCGGACGAATACGGCTGGTCGTCACTCAAGCAGTCAGACCCTGTCTACACGCTGAGCGGTGCGATGGATATCCAGCAAGGCACGATGCTTGCCGGTCGTCCCATTACGCTTGATTGCAGCAAAGCCCGTATCAAGCGTATGGATGTCGAGACGCTACAAGACTGGACGATGGTGCCAGAGCTGACGATGACGCTCACGCACCCTGACGGACGGACGTTTGACGTTATGTTTACACGCCCGGCGATTAGCGATATCGATGCGATTAAAAACTACCGTGCTGGTGATGAGCAAGGCAACGATGCTTTCAAAGCCAACATCCATTTATTGACCGTTTAACCCACGGCTAACACCCTATTAAAAGCAGCTCAAAGGATTATTAAATGGCAACTCCAGAAACCAAAATAGTACGCAGCGACTTACAGTTTTTCCCATCCGAACGTCTGACAGACAATGACGATGGTGGCGGGATGCCGCTTGGCACACCCATCAGTGGCGAAGCCAACGAGCTGTTTAATCCGATATCATCTATCGCTAGGGTTAACGGTGGGTTTTATGCGCGGCTGATGTACGCAGGCGTACAGCGTGTCGATGATGAGCCGTTGATCGGTGCGTTTGCGGCGATTACTAAGCCACCCTCTGATCCTACTGTCAGCTATTTGATGTTTCCAGCGACTAAATTTGGCGAATTGCGCGAAGAGATTTTAGACCGTATCGAGGCGTATAACGTCGGCACGATACAGTCACGCATGACGCTACTGTCAACACAATCAAAAAACAGCCGCATTGTACAAGCGTATCAAAATGTCGGTGAGCCATTGCCACTAATCGGTGACGTGTACTGTCTGACGCAAGATAAAGCGGGCTATCCGCAAGTTGAGCAGTATATTCAAGTCACCAATCTTGATAGTGAAGACCGAGAATTTACGGACGCAAACGGCAAAAAGTTTACTAAGACCGTGCTTAAAATCTCAACGTCAGGACGACTGAAAGCCGACTTTGTGGGCGTGGAATACCCGATAGAAGGTTATGCTGATGCTCCTTGCAAGCTACGTGAGACGGGCATAGCGGATGCCGCGCAATATTACGGCGTTAAACCACTCGCCGCGCCCATTGTCAAAGATGAGCCGTTTTTAAAAATCCCGTCACTCATGGACAAGGTAGTGCCGACCAACCAAATCGAGCAGCGTTTGCGTGATTTGACCGCCGCAGGCCAACGGCAAACGCTATTTGATAGCGCACGTCCAGGCGCTGACGGTATCGTGTCACTAGGTATCAATAAGACGCATAACGCAGGGACTATCAGCAATATATATCTGGGTAATGCTGCAACACCGGGTAGTGTAACGCTCGACACAGCGGCGGGCGTAGCGACTGATAAGGGCGGCGTCATCAGCGTTGGCAGCAAGACGATCGGTTCAATTAATTACGGGCGCGGTGTGATGCTCATTAGTGAGCCGACGTTTAGTGCTCGCTTGAACAGCGTATCGTTTAGACCGTCGCTATCTGAGCAGCGCGTGTCTGATACCGACAGCATACCGGTTGCTATTAACAATCGTGGCTACACTTACGGCATCAATATCGATCCGCCACCCGCGCCGGGCAGCTTGCAAGCTAGCTATATGGCGCAGGGTAATTGGTATGACTTGCGCGATGACGGCACGGGTAATCTACGCGGCAGCAGTGAAGCGCACGGCGGCGGCACGGTCAGCTATATCACGGGCAGCGCAGATATCGACTGCGGTGAGATGCCGGATGTCGGCAGCGCCATTATCTTTAGCTGGAGTACCCGCGCGCGCTATTACAATCGCGCAGGCGGTGTGGCAGATGCCAAGATGCTACTACAATTAGCGGATGATATTGATCCGTCATCATTGACACTCACTTGGAATGACGGCGCAGCAAAGACAGCTACCTCAGATGCCGCAGGCAATATAACAGGCGACTGGACGGGTAAGCTTGACGTACAGACCAATCAAATCCGCATCGATACAGGTGCTAATTTTAATCATCCGGCGGGTGTGTTGGATGTGGCCGCAAGCTACAGCAAGGGCGAGAAAAAAGCCAAAGAGTTTATCGCGCCGCTACGTGATGAGCTTGGCAAGATTAATCTAGATTTGGGCGACACACCAATTAAGCCAAACACCTTTAGACTGCGCTATAACCTATTGATTGTAGAGTTTGACGAGATATCCAGTATTGTGAACTTAGTTGATCCTTACAAAGTAATGCGCGATGACGGCGTGGGCAATCTGTTAGATGAAACTGGCGTCAACATGGGTACGATTGATTATGTGACCCGCAAAGTGCAATTCAACCCAGAAACGACGGTAAGTATTCCACGCCCAACATATAACTTTGTCAGCACAACTCAAGGCATTACAATAACCACCCGTCAATACTTTACCGGCTTTACTTATCAGTCAGTCGGCGCTTTTATGCCCTATGACGAGTCAGGGAAAGTGGAAACGTGGTTTTATGATACTTCACCCACTAGCACAGTCACTGAGGCGCTGACATCTGGCGATATTGAGATTGACTTGCTACCGCAGTTTGCTGAAGTCATCGCACCGTCCAGCCTATCTGTGGCATGGGGCGGCAGTCGCTACTTTGATCGTGCTGGCACAGTCTATACCAATCTTGATCCAAACACTGGCAGCGCAGACGTGGCGGGTACGATTGATTACAGTACAGGACGACTGACACTCACACGCTGGGATTGGACGTCTGGTGCCGCGCCTAACATTATCTCGCTAGCCAGTAGCATCGACGGTAATCCCGTGGACGCGGTGACATTCCGCACCCCTAGCGCACCGCTACAGCCGGGCAGTCTCAACGTCCGCGCTACGGGTATTGATGGCTCTAAGGTTAATATCACCGCTGACTTTGGCGGCGTTATGAAGTCAGCGCGTGTCGATGGTACGGTCGATGCCGAGTTTGGCGTGGCTCGCCTAAGGTTTGGCAAAATGGTCGCCGCCGCCGGTAACGAAGAAGAGCCGTGGTATAGCGTCGATGCGGTAGTCGACGGTCAGATATGGCAGCCGCTACACGTCTTTGCCGAGACTATTACGTATAACGCAACATCGTATAGCTATCTACCCATCGACTCTAATGTCGTCAAAATCGACACCGTACGACTACCACAAGACGGGCGCATCCCTATATTCCGTCGCGGCGACACCATCATCATTGGTAATCGCGTCACGACTGACATTGGCTCGGCGCACACAGGCGGTCAAACGGTCACGCTACCACGCGATGATGTCACACGTATCGCTGTCATGGACGCGGACGATAAGCAAGTCAATGCTGCGCTGTGGGATTACGACCTAGCTGCCGGCACAGTGACGTGGAAAACACCCCTTGATTTGTCGATGTATCAAATGCCGCTTAAGGTCATGCACGCGCAAGAGGAACGCAACCGTATCATCCAAGCCGACATCGATGGCACATTGACGCTACTGTTTGCGATCAAGCGCGATTATCCCATCGAAAATACCTACGTTTCCAGCGTATTGATTGGCGGTGATCTGCAAGTGCGCGTCTCGATACCCTTTACCCAGCGCAATTGGAATAACAGATGGTCAGATGAGCCAGTGGGCGATCAGCTACTCAATAAGCTCAATCTTAAAGACTACCCGATGATTTTGACCGATGACGGCGCTATTAAAGAGCGCTGGATGATTGAGATGACGGGCACTGGTAACTTTGAGCTGTACGGTGAGACACTAGGTTTTGTCATGCGCGACGATACCTTGACTGACCTAGCACCGATTAATCCTGCCACTGGCAAGCCTTACTTTACGCTACCTAAAGAGGCCTTTGGTGCTAATGCGCCGTGGGCAAGTCAAGATATTATCCGCTTTAATACATGGGGCACGTTGCTACCCATTTGGGTGCTGTGCGCTGTGCAACCCAACCCAAACCCGCCGACGGGCACTGATGGCTATACGCAGTGCTTGTATGGTGATACTACCGAATTAACAGTTTAGGAGAGAGAGATGAGTTTTTTAAATCCAGTTAATGAGCCAGTATTACGCTTTAAAAGCACTGACGCAGGTGCGCCGCAAATCAACTATAACGCGCGCGTAGCAGGTGATGTTAAGACTGTGCTCAAGGCTTGCCTAGTCACAGGTTACGGCGATAAGGCAAGCGCAGGGTGGTCAATCGTCAACGAGGTCAATCATGTTGCTGAGTTTGTCAGTCCAGCTGTGGCTATGAGCGACTATCGGTTAGGTATTGACGATACGAGCGCATCTAGTACGACTTGGTATTATCAGTATCAAAATGTGCGGAAAAACCCAAGCCTCAACGCCCCAATCAAAAATTTTGGCAGCTATATTGATAAAAATCATGCAAGCAATGCGTGGCAGTTACTCGTAACCCAACGGGGTTTGTATTTTGTAGAAATATGCAAGCACTCAGGTGGCGACGTATTAGTTGCTCGTATGACGTATTGGGGTATGGTTAAGTCGGCATTAGTTTCGGACGTTGGTGAAAATATATCTTGGTTTTGCGTTGGTTGGTGCGCACCACAAATTGATCCTAAAGCGTTTTTTGTTGATTTTAACACCAAGGCCCATACGAGACTAGGCGCTACATCATCACTTAAACCTGCATCACTAGCGATTGAGTTGCTAAAAAATGGACAAGGGCGTGTTTTTGGCGAACAGGCGATTGATATAACATCAGAGTTGTATCTAATAACTAACGATAAGGTGGCGGCAAAGATGCCTGCTCTACATATATCAGAGGTTGCTATACTATCTGACTTATATGGCGTAAGGGATACGCAGATAGGCGCAAGGTCTTGCTTGTATTTATGTCTATCGAGAGAGGTGACGATTAATGACGTAAAAAGATGGTCAACAGGCGCTATTATGCCTTTAGATTACTGGGAGTATTAATCATGCAAATACTCGCAAACACATACACATCGCTATCCTTAGCACATAGCGGTTATATCGCAGGTAGTGGCGATGGCATTGTTACAGTACAAGGTAAACCTGCACCTCGCAAGATATCGCTGCTAGACGCGCAGTCGTTAGCGATTGAGACTACGCAATGGTCGCTCAATAACGGTCATTATGCTTTTTTTGGGCTTGATTGCAGCAAAGAGTATCTAGTGATGGCGCGTGACTATAAAAAAGAGTACGAGCCGTTTGTCTGGGATTATGTCAAACCTGCGGACGATTTAACTATCGTTGAACAACAAGCGCTATGGCAAGGGTTTCAACCGAAATAAGGCGGATATATGGCAAGCTCATTACAACTGCGGCTTGAGCGTGCTATCAGTGCTAATCGCTTATCGAGTGCGCTTGAGCTGCCGCTTGACCGAAAGCTAGGCGATTTATCACGCTATAAATATGTCTATGCTGATGCTTTACCGCTACGTCTTGAGCGCAGGATTAGCGAGCAGCCAGCGCCTAACGCTTTATATATGGCGCTCAGTCAGCCGCTTGGTACGCTTGCGCCTGTGCTGTATGTGACATCAAACGCGCTACCCTTGCCGCTATCAGTGCTGATTAGTGAGCAGCCGCCTAGTAATGCGCTACCGCTTGGATTGACTCGCAAACTTGGCACAGTCACGGGCGGTTATGTACCGCCTATCACGCCGCCACCTGTTGATCCTGAAGAACCGACTGACCCAGAGCCGCCACCGCCCGAGTACGCGCCGCCCCTGACCGCGCTGGCATCCTATATCAGCAACGTGATTACAGGCGTCAGTAATATCAACCATTGCCGCGACTGGCGTCACGACGGGCATCACGTCGCAAATGACCGCGCGATTATGCGATTAGATGTGATTAACATCGCTCAGCGCTATGTCATGACTCAGCGCGGCTTGATAGCGATAGCTAACCCAAGCGCTACGCTGACATCACAAGTGTTTGAGTTAGCACGCGATGCCCGCATTAGTTATATCGCATTTATACCGATTTATAATGAGCGGCAATTTAAACACAGCTCAACGATAGGCTATACGCGCTATGCGAGCGTACATAGCGCAAAAGTCGCGCATTATCAGAAGTGTGAGACGTTACCGCTACAATCGGCGATTAACTACAGCGTCAGCGCAGGTCATAAGGTGCATGGCGTCGGTATTAGCAAATGCCAAGTGACAAAGATACAGCATGCGGTACAAGTGCCAGATCGTTATTACCCAATTCCTGAGCTACCACCTGTTAAGCCTGACAATGTTTGCAGGATTAGACCGCCCAGCAGTGCATTACCACTACGTATGGCACGTAGACGCGGCGGTCTGCTATCAAGTAATTTACCGCTATCATTGACGTGTTGGCATGATGATCCGCCACTATCTATACCAAATTTAAGGAGTTACATCGTGCATAACGTCATTACAGCGACAATCGGCGGTATTGCAGTCGACTTACTATCATTTAATATCAAAACTGACATGGATAGCTATTGTTGGCAAGGCAATATCGACATCACCGCCAAGGATTATGACAAAATTAAGCATAAGCTGGACGTACCACGCGGCTCAGAGCCGATGGTTATCGCTGTTGTTAATGGCAAGCCAATGGCTTTTATCGCAGAAGAGCAGCAACGCAGCCGCAAGTTTGCACAAAAGAGCTATAGCCTTTCTGGACGGTCTGTTACAGCACGTCTGGGCGCGGATTATGCAGTATCGCAAGGCGGACTGATTGACCAAGCGAGTTATGTTAGCCAAATTGTCGCGCAGCAGCTCAATGGGCTATCTATTAGCTTGCTAGATTGGGGTATTAACGACTGGTTAGTGCCAGCAGGCGCATATAGCGTCGCTAACAAGACGCCAATAGCCGTGATTAGCGATATTGCCGCTGCTGGTGGAGGTTTTATCACAAGCGACCCATCACAAGCCACGTTGTCAGTCAAACCACGTTGGCCTGTCGCTGCTTGGCAGCTTGCAAGCGCTGCGCCTGATGTCATCGTGCCAATTGATGTTATAAGCGACATTAGCGACAAAAAACGCACGAATCCACGCTATAACACGGTGCTGTTAAACAGCGCCAGCGAAGGTGGTGAGGTTTACAGGCAAACACAAGGGCGTGACGCTTCTGCGCCCATCCAAGACCATCCTTTATATACTGATAGAGACGCAATAGTACCCGCAGGCACAGCTATAATGTCAGATAGTGGTATACATGGCGACTACACACTTAGAATGCGCTGGGCTGATAAGTACAACGTGCAACTAGCAGAGTTAGGAGATATTTGGCAGATTAATGACCCAGAGGGCGCATGGCGTGGCATTACTACGGGTGTTAGCGTCAGTATTGACCAGAGTAATGATGCGCCCACGGTATGGCAAACAGTCACTATTGACCGCTATTTGGACGTATAGGAGTCACAGATGAATCTATTAAGTCAGTTTGACCAATTATTCAGCCGTACTGAGCGAGGCGTTGCAAGGGTGACAGGACAGCGCGGCGGAGGTAAGTTGGTAGCTGAAACAGAGTCAGGAGCGACTATATTGCTTGATGGTGAGATGGAGACAGGCAAGAATATCTATTATGACCGTGTGAGCAGCAAGGTCCTTGGTGAAGCACCTGATGTTATCTACTCGCAATATGGCGTTTAACTAGCATTTAAAGCCTGTATAATCGTAAGCGTTTAATATTGCATATCTATGCACAATTAAACGCTTTTTATATTTTAAGCTATGCAAAACTAAATGCTTATTTATGCAAAACTAATCGCCGTTTTACAGGTTAAAGTAGTTTAT